TACAGGACTAAATAAAAACAAAGACAGCAATAATAGTTTCTTCATTTTCTTGTATTATCAGGATCTACAATTAATTTTATAGGTGTATCTATACGAACGAGTTGTGTCTTACCTAACACTTCTTCTAACTCAGCCTTTACGTTAGTACCATTCTTACCTTTCTCACCACCTTTTTGTGTAATAGAAGCTCCAAAAGAACTAGCAAGCCCTACAAAGACCGAAGCGATAAAAGTCGGATCTATTTTTTGTTGCGGTATTCCTAGCTTACTTAGGTCTAAGTATGAAAGGCTTAACATTGCTGTAGCCCAAGTCAACAAAATAAGTCTGACCCCTAGTGATACCAATTCAAATTGCTCCTCTCTGCAAGGTACAGCTTCTTGTAATTTGAACCATACACTTTTTTTTTGATCTTTTGGTTGTTCTGCCATAAATAAAAAACTACCTATAAATGGGGAGATAGCGTTATAGGCTAATAATAGGTAGTTATGGCAAACTTAACAAATCTTGGTATGTTTGGAAAGTAACACATTACTTTTATGCTAAAGATTTTAAAGCCAATACTGCTAAAGTTCTTTTCTACAACTGCTGTAAAAAGACTTGTAGTAGATCTTCTTCGTGCCATTTGTAAGCAGACCTCAAATACATTGGACGATAAAGCTGTAGATATGTTGGAGTATCAGTTATTTCCCAAGCAAAACTGATGAAAGACCAAGACTTTTTCAAATTACTTATTGGTGATCCACCGCCAGAAATAGAATTTGAAATAGAACTTAAATGCAGAGAAATAAATGATTTACCTGCACCTTTATTAAAAAAACATTGCTTTGATTTAGTAAAACATACTCGTACTCAAGATTTATTACTTATGGCAGCTATCAGTCGTATATCAGATACAGAAGCTAAATTATTTCGTGCAGAACAAACTATAAAAGAATATAGAAAAATAAAAAAAATGAGTATTATCAATAAGATATGCTTTATTTTATTTGGCAAATCAACTAAAAAATGATTATATTAAACAAAAACCTATAGACATGACTAGCAAAGATCTTGAAAAGTTAGAAGGTTTACATGGTGCTTTAACTGATGTGTTATTAGATTTAGTTAAAAGTGGTAATGCAAAAGCAAGTGATTTAAATGTAGCTAGACAATTTTTAAAAGATAACGGTATTGAGTGTATTCCGACAGAAAATAATGGTATGGAAGATCTTATGAAAAATTTACCAGACTTAGAATCTATCCCTGTAGCAGAATTATAATTGCAACCTTTACCTAAAAAATTACAAGATTTTAGATACTTTCTAATAATTACTTGGAGACATCTAAACCTACCAGACCCTACTCCTGTACAACTAGAGATAGCAGAATATCTACAACATGGAGAAAGACGTAAAATTATACAAGGATTTCGTGGTGTAGGTAAAAGTTGGATTACATCTACCTACGTAGTATGGCGATTACGCATGAATCCACAACTAAAATTCTTAGTAGTTAGTGCCAGTAAAGACAGAGCAGATAACTTTAGTACTTTTACTATGAGATTAATAAATGAAATGCCTATATTATCTTGTTTAATACCACAAGATCACCAACGTAACTCCAAAATAAGTTTTGATGTAGCACCTGCTAGTGCTGACCACGCACCTTCTGTTAAATCTCAAGGTGTCTTAGGACAAATGGCAGGTAGTAGAGCAGATGAAGTGATTGCAGACGATTGTGAAGTGCCTAATAACAGTTTTACGCAACCTATGAGAGATAAATTAGCAGAGGCGGTAAAAGAATTTGACGCAATACTAAAACCAGGAGGTAAAATTACATTTCTTGGTACACCACAAGTAGAAAATAGTTTATATCTAACACTAGAAGAACGTGGTTATACAACTCGTATATGGACTGCTAGATACCCAGAACTAAAAAATAACTATGGTGACAGACTTGCTCCTAGATTACAACGTGATCTTACAGAAAACTTAGTAAAACCTAGAGATCCAGTAGATCCAGAACGTTTTAATGACCTAGATCTTATGGAAAGAGAAGCATCTTACGGTAGATCTGGCTTTAACTTACAATTTATGCTTGATACTACCCTTTCAGATCAAGACAGATACCCACTAAAGATAAACGACCTTGTAATTAGTTCTATAAACCAAGAATATGCACCAGAAAAAGTTATATGGTCTAACTCTCCTGAGTATGTATTAGCAGATTTACCCTGTGTTGGCTTCAATGGTGACAGATTTCATAGACCTGCTCAAGAATTTGGTGACTTTATAGAATATACAGGTTCAGTTATGTTCGTTGACCCTTCTGGTAAAGGTAAAGATCAGACCGCTATAAGCTGCGTTAAGATGCTTAACGGTAATTTATACGTAACTGAGTGTTTAGGGCTGTCTGGGGGTTACTCAGACCTCGTTCTGGAAAGAATATCTCATATAGCTAGACATAATAAAATTAATACTATCCTCATAGAACAAAACTTTGGTGGAGGAATGTTTGCTGAACTACTAAAACCTTTCCTTAATAAATTTCACCCCTGTCAAGTTTTAGATATTCGTAATACCAAAACTAAAGAACTACGTATAATTGACACCTTAGAACCTGTTATGAACTCTCATCGTCTAATAATTGACCGCAAAGTTATAGAAAAAGACTTTCGTTCTAACAGTAACGAACCTCCAGAAAGAAGATTAAAATTACAACTCGTTTATCAACTATCTCGTATATCTCGTCATAAAGGTTCTCTCGTACATGATGACCTCGTTGATTCCCTAGCAGGTGCAGTAGCTTACTGGACTGAATATATGGCTCAAGATGAAGATAAAAATATTCGTAACCGTAAAGATCAACTACTTATGACTCACTTACAAAATTGGGGTTCTTCCCTTAACAACACTATCACTCAGACTGCTATGGGGATGTCTCCTCAACAGATAAGTAATTCTAATGCTTCCCCTGATGGCTTTATAAGTAATTCTTATTAAGGAGTACTATAGGAGAAAGCGAAAGGTTCGTAGCTCTATCCTAAGATTCTCTAAGAAGGTTTCTGACTAGCTTCCTTCTTAGATTATCCTTTGATTCTTCCCCTGATTTTCTCCACCTGATTTATTTTAGAAGCAAAAATTTGAACCCCTTATTTTATACGGACGCATCCAAAAAGTCCCCAATAGACTTATAAAAAGTCTAAAAAATACTATAAAAATAAAAAATATATTACTACTACTACGGTTATAAATTATAATCTATAATTTTATTAGTAAAAACCTAGTCTATAACTAGATTCTAAGAATATATATATATAATTCTATAGAATCGGTAGAGAAAGAAAGAAGAAAAAAGAGTAACAGGATATTGACAATAAAAGAAAATCATATATATAATAATATATATCTAAGTTTATTCTTAGATATAAATAAAAAAGTTAGTCACTTAATTTCAAATGAAACTAAAGATAGAGTTATCAACAGATAACGCAGCATTTAGTCCTAATATCGGACTAGAAATATCAAGAATACTAGGATCTTATGCTAATAGTATTAAGGATGTATTAGATGACGGTACTAATACATGGGAACTAGAAACAACTTTAAGAGACTTAAACGGTAATAAAGTTGGTAATGTTGTTTATGTAGGAAATTAATTATGGCCTATATATCGCAACAGGACAAGAAGGAACTGTTACCAGGTATTAAAAAAGTTTTAAAGACTTATGGTATGAAAGGAACAGTATCTATACGTCATCACTCTACGTTAATAGTTACTCTTACAGAGGGAGAACTAGATTTAATAAGAGTAGAGAATGAGATTAGAAAGGAAAGACACGCAAGAAATCCTTACTTAAAACTTTATTTAGTAGATGGTCACACTTTCCAACAAAGTTATCATCATTTAGATAAGTTTGTAGAACTAGGAGAACATTTAGTGCATAACTTTTATCAGAATATGTTCAAAGCTATGAAAGGTGATAAATGGTTTGATAAATCGGATATTATGACTGATTATCATCACATTGCTTATTATTGCTACATAGATGTAGGTAGAAGTAGGGATAAACCTTATATATGCACTAAAAATCTAGTTACAACTTGATAGTCCTTTATAAATATTCCGGGTATTTAATATACCTGGTTTATTTATATAGGATTTTCTTAATAAGTTAATCCTATTAAAAAGTTAGTCAATTTTTTATTTATTATGACTTCAACAGTATTAGAGAATAAAGTCTCTATTAATGATAAAGCTATCATCCAGGCCAAATTGCCTTATCAAGTGCTACATCTAGCTAGTAAGTTTGCAAGTAAGGATGAAAGTAGGCACGTTTTACAGTACATTAACTGCTATAAAGTAGAAAAAACTAATTCTATTGTTATAGAGTCAACTAATGGGCACTATTTATTTAGATGGGAAGGTAGTATAAATGATTTTTATGATTTTTCTTATGATAAATCTATCTTGATACATAAGGATCATTTTAATAAATCAGATATAAAAGCTACTAATGTAGATTTTTATAGTGATAATACTTTTCAAGTGTGGCATGCTACTAATAAGTCATTTAGTACTTATGAAAAGGTTAATGCTACTTATCCTGATACAAGTCAGTTAATACCTGACAAATTAGATTGCTTGCCTGGTAATGGTATTGGCTTTAATAGTCAGTACTTAGGTTTATACTTTAATGCTATTCATAAGTATTTAGGTAGTAATAAAGTTAGCACTTTATTTTCTAATAAACCTACTACACCAG